CAGAAGCCGACATCCCGGCGAACGTATCGACGAGAGCGAGAGCACCACTAGCAACAGGCCCGAGAGCTGATCCAGCCGCAGCGAAAGCGCCGGTTACGGCTCCGCCGATGTTTCCACCGGCCGCAGCTCCTACGGCTCCGAATCCGGCCTGAATGCGCCCGACTCTTTTCCGCTCTTGATCGGCCGCAAAAGCCGCAGCCTCTTTGGCGAGGTCGTTCTTAAACTTCGTCGAGATCTTGCTGAGCCGGTCGGCTGTCTTCTTCGCTTCGGCTGCTGCGACCGCTGCTGATCCGCCTTTGCCTTTACCTTTAGGGCCAGCGCCTGGCTCATCCTTATCGCCTGCGACGGCCGCTGCGGCTTTGGTCACCGGATCGACGAACAATGCGCCGGCGATGTCTTTCTTCAGTAGGCCGAAGCCGTCTCGAACATGGTCGAACGCTTGCCCGAAAGCCTTGGCGATTCCGTTGCCGGCCGAAGACGCCGCCCCAGCGGCCGACGAGAAGGTCTTCGAAGCGATCTCCGAGGCCGCCTTCGCTGCGTCACCGACGAGACCGAGGTCCATCTCGAATGAGATGTTCTCGAAGGCTTTGACATCTTTCGCTAGATCTTCGAACCCTAGAGCGAACGCAAGCTGTCCAAGCGTATTGATCATTTTCTTCACGCCGGCGAGCAAACTGTCGAGAACACGGCCGAAGAACTCGGTCACGTTTCGAGACCATACTTTGATGATATCGAGCACCGAAAGAAACATCTCTTTCGCAGCGAACACGAACGCCGAACCGAAGTCTTCCCACGTTTTGCGGACGCCGGCGATCACGACAGCGAGCGCCGCGGCGACCGCGATAAACGTCGCCAAAGGAGCGAGAGCGCCCAAGATGGTCGGCTTCATCGTGAGAAAAGCCGTCTTCATCAAACCGAGGCCGGTCACGATCTGCGGAATCACCAAAGCGACGGCGGCGATTGCGGCCGCAGCTCCGGAGAAAACGAGCGCAAATTTTCCGACCGTGACGAGCGTCTCTTTCGCCCATGGGGCGAGATTCCCGAGCGCCGAAGTCATCGCCTCGACACTAACGATCGACTCTTCGAAGAACTCTCGAACCGGGCGGTCGATCAGCTTGCCCATTTCTTCCCATAGGTCGCCGACGGCGTTCGAATACGCTTGCATCGCTCCGACGCCGGACTGTCGGAGAATAGCGGCTTGCCCTCCGACCTTCTGGCGTAAGAGCTCAGTGACCGCCGCCGCCTTCTCCTGAGGCCCGAGCGAGTTGATCGTCGCCGCTGTCGAGTCGTCAATGCTTCCGATATAGCGCTCAAGAACCTTGACCGAACCCGTCATCGCCCGACCGGCGAGGATCGAAGCCTTCGACAAGTCTTGACCGGTCACGGCTGCGAAATCTTGGATCACCGGAAGAGCGTTCTTGATCTGGTCTTTCGTCAGCCCTTGGATGCGAAGAAAGGACGCCGCCTGAATGGTCGCTTCGTCGCCGAACGTCGTCGTCTTTTGGAGCTGAGCTGCGAGATCTTTGATCTCTTGGGCGGCTCCGCTAGCCTCGTCGCCTAAACCCTTGAACGCCATCTCGAGAGATCGCTCGGCCTTGATCTGAGTTCCGAAAGCCTTGACCGCTTTATTCGAAGCAAGAGCGATGCCAGCGAAAGCGGCTCCGGCGGCGACGCCCATTGCCTTGAATCCGCCCGACACTTTGTCGAGTTCATCGGACATCGAGACAATGGACTTCGACGCCTTGCTCGCCTGATCTTGGAGCTTCTTAAAGCCTGTGACCTTAAGCGTTGCGTCGACGACTCCGATGCTCATCGGCGACGCCCTCGGCTCGAGTTCTTCGCTTTGTCCATCGCTTTCTTTTCCTCTTTTGCTTTATGTTCGAAGAAGGCCGCCCATTCGAAGAACTCTGTCACGCTCATTCCGTTCTCGATCTCTTCGACTGTTCTTCCTAGCGTCTCGGCGAGATGGAAAAGAAACAGGCGCTCGGAGTTCTTCGCTAAGCCTTTCCCGCCTTTTCCGGCTCCGAGTTCATGAGCTCAAGCGCAACGCCCGAGACCTCATCGAACCATTGATTCGTCGGAAGCTCTTCGAGAACTCCACGATCCGCAGCGTCGAAGATTCGCTCGTTCGTGCCTGGCACGAAAGAACAATGAACGACGGCCGCAATCTGGATCGCTGCGAGATCGTTTAGATCTTGCGACGCTCCCGAGACGCCGGCGGCGCTCATAATCCTCGATCGGGCTCCGACGGTCGGCTGTCTGATCTCGATCTCGACGCCCTCGGCGATCTCGATGGTCTTCGAGATCCGCTTCGACTTTCCGAGAAGAGCGCTCCGAAGAGCATCACGTTTCGATTTTTCCTCACTCATTCCTAAATCCTTTCTAGCGCTTAGCGCCTAGAACGTTCTTAGGTCGCGAGGAATCCGAAGGCAACCGTTCCCGCGAGTTGAGCGTCGAGCGTCCAACCGACCGAGAGCTCGACCACGCCATCGACAGCGGCGCTCGGCTCGAGAGACTCGACCGTCGCCCAGCAGCGAACCGTTTCGTCGACTAAGCCGAACTCGAGAACCTTCGAAGCTCCGTCCGTGAACCAGTCCGAAAGCTGTCCGCCGCCGTAATCCGTCAAGGCCGCTTCGTAAGAAGTCAGCGAGCCCGAAGCATCGATCAGCGTTTGAACTTTCTTTCGAGCTGCGTCGCCATTGAAGACGGTCGTGTCGACAATATCGCTCGCAAAGCTAACGGAGAACTCTCGAGCGTTCGTGATCTCGTGTCTCGGAAGATAGTTGACATCGATCGTGATCGCATCGGGCGCAGGATCAACGCCGAACGTGATCTGACCGAAGAGATAGTTGATCGCAACGGTCGAGGTCACATCCGCTCCGGCCTTGTAGACCGTGACCGTCTGATTCGGATCGATGATGCGTTTCGCTGCGTCCGTGATTTGATACACGAGACCGCCGGTCCCGGTGACGACGGAGCACGCCTCGCCGGCGACCGCTGTCGACGTTCCCGTATAGTAAACCGAACAATTGTGCGCGGCTGTTGCCATGATGCGCCTCCTTCGGTTTCTTAGAAGCTGCTAACGTCCGAGATACTGGTCAGCGAGAAGCTCACTTCGACCTTACCGTCGACGGCTGCGCTCACTTCAAAGCTTTCGCAAAGACATTGAACCTCGAAACCCTCGTTTCCTACGCCTGCGCCAGGAACAAGCGAGACACGACAGAACAGGTTATTCGAGGATGAGTCCAAGAAGTTCGCCTTGATCAAGCCATAAGCCGCATCCGTCGAGGAGTAATCGCCCGACATGGAAATCGAGAAATCCCGGAGGCCGTGCATCTTGGTTCGGAACGCTCCGCCGTCGAATGCGGTCGTGTCCAAGATGTCGCCATTGAACGACATCGAATAATCGTTCATCCCTGCGATCGCTGCGCCGCCTGCGCCGGCCGTGGTCTTGAAAAGAATTGAGATTGTATGAGCTGCGGTTGCCATCGGCTACCCTTTCCATTGCATTTCTGCGTTAAGCGTAAACATCGGATGTTCTGTGTCGTCTAGCCCGATGAAATTTGGATTCGATTCTCTCACATAGACGGCGACATAGCCTGCGACGGTCGCTCTTTGGATCGCCGCTCGAGCTGTGTTCGCCTTCGTCTGCGCTGTAGCGTATGCGCCTACGTCGCCGCGCACAAGAACTTGAACCGTCGCGACGTTGTAATCGCTCGTCGATGCGTCCAGATACGGCGACGGAGGGAGGCCGCCTGTCGAGATGCAAAAGATGCAAGCCTGCGAGATCTGAGCGCTCGGCGGCTTCATCGGGCCGGCGAAGATGTCCGTCGCCACCGTGCCGAGGCCGGCCGTTTGTAGGTGGTTTGCAAGATCGAGATCGGGCGTCATCTCGGCTCATCCCGTCGGCCTGATACCGGAGAAAAGCCGCGCCCTTGTTTGAGAAGTTGGGCGGCGAACCGCTCGATCTCCGATCCGATCTTCGGCGTCGCTTCATTCATGGGCCGCTCGAGATACTTCGGGCCGGTCCCGGCCGTCGTCCAGTTGGTGCCTGCTGGCATCTCGTGAACAAAAAGCGCATACTGCGCGGCCATGCCGCCATAACCGAAGCGGACCGAGATCTCGTTTCCGGATCTCTTGGGATGGCTCACGAAGTTCGAAGATCGAAGAGCTCCGTTATCTTTCGGAACCTCTCGGATCGACTTGGCGATGATATTGTTCGCAGCGAGATAGACGCCGCCTTCGAGCGCCTTGACGGCGAGACGGGTCTCGGTCTTTAGCGCTGCGCCGAGGTCTTTGAGGTCGATTCGTTTTCCGGCCATCAAACAGTAATCCGAAAGAAGTCGACCGTCCCGAGCTCGCCGACGCCGCGCTCGATGCGCTTTGCGAACCGTCCGTTCGCAGCGACCGCCGGATTGACGCCGGGAAGAAAGATCAGATCGTTCTCGAGAATCTCGCTCTCGACGATCATCACCGTCTCGCTAGTCTCTGTCGTGCCTTGCGTGCCTTCAGAGTCGCCTTCAATGCGAACGACTCGAGCGAGGCGACTCGCCGCAGCTCCGAACGTGTAATCGCCCGAGGAGTTGACGCCAGTCGCTGAGGCGACGTTGATCGTCTCTCGAAGCTGTTCTTTAAGTTGAGGATCGAGCGCCATCAGTCAGCCCAGCCGGGCGCGTTCCATTCCGGGTCGCCGCTCGGGTTGTCGTCGATGCCGATTCGGAACGAAGGCTGAACGTCGTCTGAGTCTTGGTCGAGAGATTCTTTCCCGCTGATCGTTAGACCACCGGCGAAGACATCGGCGACCGTGATCGCTTTATCTCGCAGCTCGTTCGCTAAAGCGAGATAGGCTTTCGCTCGCTCGGAAGCGGCGACGGAAAGCCCTTGATTCGTTGTGTTTGCTTGGCGGCTGAACTTGGCAGCGATGCCCTCGCACGCCGAAGGCGCTGAGGCGAGAGCATCGCTTCCGTTCTGTCCAAGATAATAGGCGATTTCTTCATCGCTTAGAAGCTGATCAGACGTGTTCGTATCACCGACGAGAAGACGCAATTCGTCTCGCGTATTGTTCGCCGGGTCATTGCTATACGTCCAAGTCATTTCGCCGCTTTCTTCTTCGCCTTTTTCTTCGGCGCGTCGATCTTCTCAACGACGCCTTGCTTGATGCGCTTCTTCAGGATCTCAGCCGGCCAGCGGCCGGCCTCGGGAACCGGTTCGCCTTTGAAGCGATAGGTTCCGTCGGCCAACCGAAGCCGGACTAAAGCCCGATAGCTCATTAGCTCACGCA